ATCTTCTCTCAGAAGAAGAAATACTCAATGGTAGACCCACTGAAGATGTTCCCCCTATGGAATTTAATTCATCATCTGGACCCCTCTTGAATCGCTCCTTCCGTGTTCATACTAAGAAGGAACTTTTCGACAGGACGGAACCGGGGAAAACAAAATTTGCCACTACTAGACCAGCACTTTTTACACAAACATTGATGAGAGATCAATGGCTGGCCTATAAGAAAGGTCAAATTATATTTTCCCCGAATGCCGACAAATTGAAATCCGAGACGTTGCCGATAGAAAAATGTTGGAAGGCTCGTGTCTATTCTGTGTGTTCCGTAGAATCAACGTGTAACCAGCGTAGAGTCATTGCTCCTATACAGGCTGCCTTTCAGGCTCTTCGTTTCTACGAACCACATAAGGTAGGCATAAATCCTCTTACAGATTACCACCAGTTGTACCAATATCATGCGAATGTTGGTTTGATGGGCTTTGATGCAGATGGCTCTTCTTTCGATAGGAGATTGCCTTCATGGCTCCTTTATGGAGTAGCAAAGATCTTCAGTTCTATTCTGGCCTTCAACAAGCCAAAAGAAGAAGCTGATGAGCTGCATAAAGCCGTTCACACCATGTTTTCAGATATTATCTTTTCTTTTCATTTAGCAGAAAATTTACTTTACAGAACAGGTGCTGGAATTGCCTCAGGAATCTGGGGCACATCCCTTATTGATGCTGTTGCTATGGAACTGATGTTTTATACTTGGTATATTTCTGTTATGGATGGCAGAGGCGAGTTGAAGAAAACAACTGTAGCTCGTTTCCGAGAAAATGTTGCTCTTTCCTTGTTTGGTGATGATCTTTTGGCCACATTTAATTCAGAAGTCTTGTTCCTAACTCTAAAGATTTTCATCAAATATACGATGAACACTTTTGGAGTGGGTATTACACCAGGAAACAAGTCTGAAGAACTATATGACCATTGGCACATACTCAAACTGGGCTTTCTTTCCCGGTCTTTTATTCCCCTTCCGTTTCACCCTTCAATCATGACAGGAAAACTGAAAATAGAATCCATCTCTGGTTGCCTTTATGGCAGCAAAGATGTTACAACAGGTAACATGCGACAATGTCTGGAGCAGTTGGCTCCTGAGATAGCCCTGTACGGGCCGCCCATGTACCTAAAGTTTAGAAACTTCGCTGCTAAAGTAGCGCGTCGTTTCTCCGTTCGGGCAGAATTGCCCAATCATCGGGAGATACTCTCCCTTCTGGCAGAAGAGAACCTTTTGGTTACATCCGCTGCCGCTATAGATATGCCGATTAGTGGAGATATAAAGTTATATAGAAGTCTTTGTAAGTCAGCAAAACAAAATTTATCCGGTCACTATACCAGTAGTTACTTGCAAGAATACCAAATTTTCCCGCAATACGATATAATGGCTGATCACCCCAGTTCCTCACCTGTTCAAACAGTTGAGGCGGCGTTGCCATCTGCTCTCCCAGTAGGAGCCGCAATAGATGGTCCCGCCCCTCCCCTCGTCAAGTTGGGAGGCGCGAGTTTCAAAAGAGTTACACTAGGAAACCGCGAAATGAGGAAGGCAATTGCCTTCTTCGCAGAAGACCCGAGTCGCATGACCGACCCGGGCACCTCGTTGAAAACATACAGAAGGCTCCTTCTATGCTTGCTTGGCAGCGACTACAATGTTGCTTGCCTAGTAGGCGTAAAAGGAGGTCGGACAGTTCCTAACAATCCTAAAGGACTGTCTCTTCTGTATGAAGTCAGAGACCTGACCGTTGGAACCAAGCCCTATGTAGAGCCATTTGGAGGGAACGAGTTGCGCATTTCTTTTGAAGAAGCCCCCTACGAAGTAGAGGACTTTGTCAAAGTATATGTCAATCAACTTCCCCCCATATCCCACTACACAGATCAAATAATGGCTTGTATCGACGGTCTCATCGTTGAAAACCCAAACGCACAACTCAAAGATCTATGCGCAGCTCCTACCCCGCAGGTAGGAGAAACAGCTGGAGACGCTTCAGGAGACACTCTCACTGTCCCAGCCAATGCCGCAGTTCCCGTTGCCGTTCTGGACTCAACTGCATCGTCTAACGATCATATGCCGATCTCAGTCGAAACCGGGGGGATTTCCCCCATGGGATTGAGCAAGGTGGGCGTCTTCTATGACGCCAAAACCTTGGCATACCAATACGCACCCGTTAGTACTATGCAGTTGTCTCTAGACCAGGTTGCCGGAACTAAAATCTTTGAGGTCTTTGCTAATCCTTGGGCTTCAGGAACCAACATTTCACCAGCTATGACATCTTGGGCAAGCCTTCATGAATTCTACACTGGAACCATCCACTACAAATTTAAAGTAGACGGGACGGCTGGTTTCACTGGTAGAATTCTTGTTGGGGCTGTTCCTTACAACGACAACTCAGTGACGTTCACTGCCGCACAGCTCAAGCGATTGGGCTGGGTGGAAATGGACATCTCTCAGACTAGTTCCATGGAACTTAGTATCAAGCCACATCACGACTTCTACGACGTGATTTCCCAAACGGCCTCCATTGACAAAAACTATGGACGCATCGTGGGAATTGCCTATACGACTTTCAACAATCGTTACGGCGACAGTGGTATTCTCAATTTCACTATTGAGGCCAAATTTGGCGCAGATACTATCTTCACTGGAATTGGTTCAGCAGTGCCGTTGCAGGGACCAACCCGCAGCCTAGGAACTTTCGTTCCGTTGCAAACTGGACTTATTCAAGAACATTTTCTTTGTATTGATGGCAAATCGTCTTACGATCCTATCTGCTATGCTCGCAACTACAACAAGCGGGCACGTGCTGTAGATTTGGGTCAAGACCGCATTGGAATGGAAAAACAGACCTTTACCAAGTTGCAATGGCGAGATACCGACGGAGAAGCACCAAAAGATGCAGATATCAAGATGCTGTTGTTCTCACTTTCGGGACTCGCTTCAGAACAGGATTTCAAAACTATGAACTTGCGGGCAGGTAACACCTATCGCAGTACATTGAGATCAAAAGATTTTCCACGTGCAACTGCCGAGGAGAAATCCATTCTGGAGAGAGTCTTGGATGTGAGAGGATCACCTATTGTTTCAGCAAGCATTGGGCCAAGTACATCTACAGAGCCTTCTCCCATAGAATTCAGCTGGCATGAGATCACCACCGTTGAGCCTTTCAATGTTTTCGAGCTTCCGGACAATACCAACATGGCTAACTATCTTGTGAAACAGATTTTGGGAAGCTTTACAGCTTCCTCTAGTCTGAGTTACCAGACTCCTCTCAATCGAAGTGCTGGTTTCTGCAGTAAAGGAGAGATTGACGAATACGGCCAGCTCATTGAGCTAGGTTGGTACAAGTCTGACCATTCAGGACCCTATACAGGGCTTCCCGCAGATGTCAAACCTCTGACCTATCCATTTGCCGTTGTTCCTCAAACTTCCCTTTACACAGGAATGCTTCACGACGATCCCTTGGAACCAACCATGGCCACCTATTTCACCAGGAATGGTCCTGCCGCAGCAAACCTTTCACCAGGTTGGGCTAGAATCAACTTCTCCAGAAATCCTCCGGGAGTTGGAGATTTTGCTTCTACCCAAGGCGGTAGATCTATTCCTCTTGACAAGGGGGCTTCTGCTTTTACCAATGCTTTGTATGATTTGTGTCCGATTACAGGCGCAATTACGTTTGATTTTTCAACGCCCAACGCTGGGCGTGTCATCTCTCTGAAGTTCACCAGAACTGAAGGATTGGTGGCCCGCCTCCCGGAGGGTTCCAAACATAATTACGCCTTTTGTCCG